ATATTACACTTCAAAATGATGATATTTGTATTATTAAAAGAGCAGATGATAACAGTGATAATTTAATAATCAAAACTTTTCATAATTATACTCACAAAAATGTAAATGTTTTAGAATTTGATTTAACACCTTATCCATATGAACACTGGACTTTAAAGGAAATTAATCAGCAACCATCATGTGTTTTAAACGCAATAAATAATGGCGGAAGAATAAAAAATAAATCTGAAGTCAAACTGGGTGGATTAGAACAACATATAAATATTTTAAAAGATATAGATAATATTATTATTTTGGGGTGTGGTACATCATTTTATGCTGGACTATATGGAATGAATTATTTTAAAAAAATATGTAATTTTAATAATGTTCAAACATTTGATGGAGCTGAATTTAATGAAAATGATATTTGTAAAATAGGTAAAACAGCTGTTATATTAATTTCGCAGTCTGGTGAAACAAAAGACCTTCATCGATGTATTGATATTTCTAGGCAACATAATTTAGTAACAATCGGAGTTATTAATGTTGTTGACTCTCTTATTGCTCGTGAAGTTGATTGTGGTATTTATTGTAATGCTGGTGTAGAAGTTGGAGTAGCTTCAACAAAGTCATTTACAAGTCAAGTTGTATGTTTATCATTATTATCAATATGGTTTGCTCAAATTCATAATATAAATGAAAATAAAAGAATTAAAATGATAAATGATTTACATAATTTGTCAAATGATTTTAAAAATACAATTGATGAAGTTTTAGAACAAGTTAAAAATATAACACATAAATTAAATATAACTGATGTAAGAAATATGTTTTTACTTGGAAAAGGCAGTGATGAATGTATTGCGAAAGAAGGTTCATTAAAAATAAAAGAAATTTCCTATGTTCATGCGGAAGGTTATTCAGCAAGTTCATTAAAACATGGACCATTTGCTTTATTAGATGAAAATATTCCAGTTATTATACTTAATCTTGAAACACAATATACTTCAAAAATAATAAACTCCTTACAAGAAGTATGTTCTAGAAATTCTCCTGTAATTTTTATAACAAATCAAGAGTCTAATTTTCAAAATAATTCTTTAGAAAATGTGGTTATTATAAATATAAGAGAGAATAGTTCATATTCATCATTATTAGGTGTTATTCCATTACAATTAATTGCTTATTATTTATCTATTAAAAAAGGTATTAATCCAGATAAACCTAAAAATCTAGCAAAGGTTGTTACGGTTGAATAATTAAAAAAATTTACATCTTTTTAAATGAGAAAAGATGTAAATCCACTTACTTTATAAATTAGATATCAAGTGAAACAGTGTTACTTGCTGACTTTTGACGACGCTTACTCTTCTTTGGCATACTTCCATCACCTTGTAATTCCTTTAAATCAGTAATGCTAATTGTGCTACTATCATTCAAATTTTGTGCTTGTTGAGGAGGTGGTTCTTGAATATTAATTGTCTTTGTTTTGAGACCAGATAAAATATCAGTAATATCAGAAGGTCCCTTCATTTCAGGGCGAGATTGTCTTCTACTGCGATCTTGATCATTTGTAGAACCAAAATTTTCACGAAGATTAATACCATCATCTACAAAATTATTACGCCCCATATTTAAATCAGGACGATTTGAGTAGTTATTATTACCAGGTCTTCCATTAGGGGGAGGAATAGAATTAGGTCCTTGAGTAGCTAATGGTGCGGGTGGTCCATTACCACGAGGAACTTGAGGCTCGGGATTCATCATATTAGTCATAAAACCTGAAAAGCCTGGATTTGTTTGTGACATAGAATTAACCGCTGCGTTCTGGAATGATCGCATTAAGTCAGGATTTTGACGCAAAATATCATCCATTCCTGGCATAGCACTCTTGAACATTGTATTTGTCATATGGACCATCATCGCACTTCCACCAAGTTGAAATAACAACTTCAATTCTGGAGCCATAGATGCTTTAGATTTATACTTTTCATGGAGTTCTCCAAAAATCTCATCATAATCACTAACATTTTCATTAACTTGCTCACTCCATCCATCTAGTTTAATATCAAAAGGATCAAAACGATTATTTAAAAACTCAATACCATTAATTACTGCCATCAACATATTTCCTTGAAATTTAATTGAGTTTTGCTTTGCTTTTTCATCCATAATTGTCTCATATTCACCTTGCATTTCTGCTAATGGTGACTCCATTGTATATTTTTTAGAGAGCTCAACTCCTTTCTTCTCTAAAGCTTCTAATTTTCTTAAATAGCTAAATTTTTCTTTTAATAGTTCTTCTTTTGACATTTGTGGTTGAGGAGCAAATGATTTTTCTGGATTTACTGGAATATCATTAAATTTTGAGTATCCATCCCATGTTTTATTATTATTATCAGTTTGGGCGGTTGATTTTCCTAGATTTGAAGATTCGCCACTAAATCTTACACTTGGTTTATCATTACTAAAAAGATCACTTTTAGGTTTATAAGAACTACCAGAATCAATATCACCGTCAACAAGATCATTTAATTCATTTTCTAAATTATTTAAATCGTCTAAATTAATATCACTTGATGGTTTTTTACTGTCTTTAATTTTATCATTCATCAATAGTTCTAATCCTCCTCCAAAATTTGATGATTTTCCCCAGTTGTCATTAGAATCTAACTCCAAATCAGATATTTCTATTATGTCCATTATTATTCATTAATAAGAACATTTAATTTTAAGTATTACGAATAATAAATATATTATTTTAAATAAAAAATAAAAAATAATAATTACAAAATAATTATAAACCATTTAAATTTTATTTTTAATAAACCATACTCCTTGTAAAAAAGAATCTGCTAAATCATCTTTTTTCTTATGCGTATTAAAATAATTTAACATACTATTGCTAAAATTATTATTATTTTGAAGAATTTCTTGCGTTTTAATAATACCAAGTTTTTTTCTATCTTTATACTCACTTTTTTCATCATTTTCAAATTCTTTTAATTTATTAGATGCTGAAATAAACTCTATATTTTTAACATCAATACCAGACATTATAAAATATTGCACTATTTGCCCTTGAATTGTCTTCATTCTGTTTGCGATTGGACTAATTTGATTTTCAATAATAACATGATCAATAATTAATTCTTCCGAAAATAAATTGTCAAATTTTAATTTAATATTTTTACCTATTGTTATTAAGTCTACATCTGAAGCACTTGTTTTTATAAGTTCTTCATAACAATTTTCCTTCGCAAAATCTGTAATTAGTGAAACTAAATCTGATTTTTTTGGTTTTTCTATAGTATAATGAATTTTATATTTTGTAGCAATATCAATAAGTTTTTGATGCTTTTGTTTATTAATATATGCCGTTTTAAGATCACTAGCAGGTAAAACATATTTTTCCTTTTTTGCGTGTTTAATACAGTAACATTGATTATTTTTACTATATTTTGCTGGTTTTAAACAAGGTCCTTTTTTTTCTTTACCACAACATTTTTTTATAATTTCTTCTGAAGTAGATAAATCAACAACATTCCATTTCTTGATTAAATAGGATTGATTATTACAACTAATATCATTATCAAAAAGACAAAATGCTAAGTTTTTAATTCCTACATCTATACTGAGTATTTTCATTTATAATAATTAGTATTTGATTATTATATTGTTTTAAAAATAAAATATATTTTATTATATATTTTATTATAAATTTTAAAATTTTTTAAATTTAATTTCTAATATCATTAGCGCTAATATGTGGTGAAATTAATTTTGCGTTTAATTGTTCTCTAGATAAATAAGGATTTTTTAAATTACTATCATTATATCCAAATCCTGGTTTACTTGAATCAAATGTTGATTTAAACATATAAGGTACATTTTGAGAAGGAGTTGTACCTACTTGTGTATGAGGATCAAGACCTAATTCATAACAAGCTTCAGCAGTATTATATTGCATAATTTGAAGACCATTTTGTTGCATATATTGTCTGTAATTCCAATTAGTAGTTATTTTTTCTTGTTGTTGAATACGTTTATTAACTACCGCTTCTGGTTGCCATGAAGCAAAATTACGACCATCACTCATTATAGGAGGAAAATTAAAATGTATATTATTAGAGCCAGAATAACAGGTTCCCCAAGACATATTATACTATTAAAAGATAAAATAATATAATATTTATTTAAATTTATTTAACACCAAGTAAATGGAGAAGTTCATTCTTCTTCATTTTTGATGAATCTTTTGTTAAACCCTTTTCAACAACTATACTCTTAAGTTTATTGAGAGATAATTTTTTATAATCCATTGATTCACTATCATTTGCTTCACTATCATTTACTTCACTTTCTAAACCAGAAATATTAATTTGTTTTAAATCTATACTCTTTATATCTATTTTACTTGTTTCTTCAAAATTAATATCATCTTGTTTTGATTCTTCTAAATTTTTTGATTCGTTTATTTCTTCTTTTAAATTATCCTCTGATAAAATTGATTCAATGTCTTCATTAATACTATCATCATCATCATCATCATCATCTGAAATTTCTTCTAAATCTTCTAAATTATTGATTTCTTCAATATTATCTTTATCATCATCATTATTAATATTAATTTTTAAAATTTTAATATCATTTTCGCTGATTTCAATTACTTCATTTTCTTCTAAATCGTCATTATCATCTTCGTCGTCGTCATCGTCCTCATCATC